AGTGCTTCGTATTTACCTTGATGAAGACCGATTCCGTGTGAACCTCTGTATTGTCCTTCAACAAGTCTGGCAACTCCAGCCGCGTTATGGTATTCCATAACACCTTTTTTTCCTGGATCTGTGGTTGCCGGCCATTCGTGATATTTCCACACACCCGTTTCATCTTTGTAACTTATCGTTAATAAGTCATCAAACGCATTCGTTACTTTTTGACCAGTAGCGGCGTTTCTTATACCTATAATGTTTACATCGAACCCTTTGTTGTTTGTGTCTTCGAAGTAAACATACCCTTTGGCTTTAACGGCAGCCTCGACCTGTTCTCTTGTGTATCCCATAAATATGTTTTTTCTATAAGTATCTTAAAGTTGACGATCTGGCGTTTTTTTTTACTATTAAATCTTTACTTTGTTTATGATTTTACTATTTATAGGAAAATCAAATATTATGGTACTAAAAGTTGGATCAGAAGGAGCTGACGTAAAAAAACTCCAAGAAAAATTAGGTGTAGAAGCTATAGGTAAATTCGGGCCTAAAACTGAAGCCGCAGTTAAAGCATGGCAGAAAGCAAATGGTTTAAAAGATGATGGTATCGTTGGTGATGCTACTTGGTCTAAACTATTTGGTGAAGCAAAACCTAAAGCTGAGGTTATTAAAGAGGATGTTGTAATTGCACCTGTAGGTTCATTAAACATTGGTAAGTTGAAGGGTCATATTCCTGATGCGGTAATCGCACAGATCCCTGAAACTGCAAAGAAATTCAACATCACAAACAATTTGAGATTGGCTCACTTCTTATCACAATGTGGTCATGAATCAGGTAATTTCAAAGCAGTAAGTGAAAACTTGAATTATTCTGCTGATGGCTTGAAGAAGATTTTCGGTAAGTATTTTCCTGGTAACTTAAACGAGTCATACGCTCGTCAACCTGAAAAGATCGCCGCTCGTGTTTACGCATCAAGAATGGGTAATGGTGATGAAGCATCAAAAGAAGGTTTCAAATTCAGAGGAAGAGGTTATATTCAATTAACAGGTAAAGCAAACTACACTAACTTCACAAAATTTATTGGTGAAGATTGTGTTGCAAATCCTGATTTAGTTGCAACCAAATATCCTTTGGCGTCTGCGGCATTCTTCTTCGATTCAAATAAATTGTGGGCAATCTGTGATAGAGGAGCTGACGATGCTACGGTAACTGCGGTAACTAAAAGAGTGAATGGTGGGACAATCGGTTTACCTGATCGTATCAAACACTTTAAAGAATATTACAACTTACTTAAGTAAAACAGAAAACCCCGATCACTCGGGGTTTTTTTATGATATAATATTTATATCACTTGTTGTTTCGATAACTACTCTTGCTCCACAACTCAAGAGTGGTTTGGCATCAATACCGTTTCCTCCGTATATAATCTTGGATGGACCTAAGATTTCAACTTCATTACAATAGGTATTTGTTTTACCTTCCTTTATTGTAATCACAGGTAGATCTGTTCCTTTTGTTTTGTTAGACCTGACGTTGTGTTGATTAACGTGAATACGTTTTACTTTTGGTCGTGCCATTTCCAACCTAACAATAGTTTGGTAAAGAATCTGTAAATCGCTTTTGGTTTTTCTTCAAAAAATACATGAAAACTTTTACCAATTTTATAGTACCCAACTTGTTTTGGTAATCCTTTAATATTTGGAACTTCTTCAGACCTCATAACGAATTCTTCACTTAAATCAAATTTAGTTTCTTTTTTCTTTCTTGGTTTGTAATTTCTTTTTTTAGGTGTCACAGGTTTATCCTGTCTTACCGTTTCTTTTAATATTGATTTTTCCATATTTTAATTATAAATGAAAATATTTGGGTGTAAATATTTACTTTACACCCAATACTTCCTTCTTGTAATAATCATCAAACCCATCCAAGTAGTTTGTGATTGATTTGTTTTTATCCGCTCCGATTATCTCATCAATAAGTCCGAACTCTTTTGCTTCTTCTGAATTGTACCATCTATCTCTTGATGAGAAATCCAATACCTCTTGGAATGTTCTACCACAATTCTCTGCCAAGATTTTGAATAGGATGTAATTGTATTTCTCACCTTCCATTTGATCAATACGAGTGTCTTGGATGTTTCCTCGTGTTCCGTGACTTACTTGGTGAGTCATTACTTTTGCATGAATCAAAGATGATCTTTTTCCTTTTGTCCCTGATGATACTAAAACTGAACCCATCGACGCACACATACCCAAATTTGTGGTTACGATATCTGAACTTACATAGTTCATCAAATCCACAATACCGAGTCCACACATAACAGATCCACCAGGACTATTGATGTAAAGTGTGATGTCTTTCTTTTCAACTGAATCCAAGAACAATAATTGTGCTTGTACAATATCAGACATTCTTTGATCTACCGGTCCTGACAACCATAAGATACGATCACGCATCAATCTCGAGAAGATATCGATTTGTGTTGCCCTTAATTCTCTTTCCTCCAAAATGTAGGGGGTTAGTGACGCTTCAAACTGGTCTAACGCCAGTGAACTAATTCCTTCGCTCTTTGCGAAACTTCTAAACTCTTTTCCGTAATTCATCTTTTCTTTTCACTTAATTCTTTATATCTTTCATAATCACCTTTCTTATCATAACCTTGAGTTACAACGTACTCTAAGGTTATTAATTCTCGGTATTCTTCATTGGTTAGATTACCTCGTAAGTCTTCAACTATCTCATCGTAAATTTCGTCAAATGTTCTTTCCATTTTAATGAAGTTTTATCATTGGGTATTCAATGATCTCAACATGTTTTCTACACACTTGATAATGTTTATCTAAAACCTCATCAAGTAATGCTTCTTTTGTTTTGGCGGTATATATCATATAAAAACCACCATATCCCATATCAACACTATAACCAATATCTTTCCATCTACCAAACCATCCTTTTCTTTGGATGTAGTAGGAACCTCTTTTGTTTTTTACAAATCTGATTTTAATTTTTCTCATAATTTAATCAATTACATCTGCCAAGTACTGACCTGACCCTAATTTAACTTTGTACAATGTTTGACCTTTTGGTGCTTCCATTTGATCCATCTCGTCCATCCAAGTATCCCAATTTTTTTCCAATAAGTCAACAAACGCATCGTTGTTTCCTCTGTCTTTGTATCGTTGAATGTATTCATCTTTGATGTCTCTGTTTGGATAAACCAATACAAATGGAATTCCTTTTTTAAGAAGTGCGTCTCTCACATCTTTATGTGATGATACTAAAATCTTATCCACTTTTGGATCCATAACATTTCTTTCAATGTGTTCAATGTAGTTATCAGGAAAATGTTTCTTATCGAACTTTGAACTATCGCTATCCAACACATTTCTATCTGTAGTGTTGAAGTAGGTTGTCTTCCCTACACCGGGGAATGCTGAATATACTTTTGTTGTCATATTATTTAATTGTTATTTCAATGTTAGTCGCTCGTTTTGGTGGTTTAGGTGGTGGCGGAGCTTGTCTTCCTTGACCAGTAAATGGTTTACTATTACTCTTTGTTTTTCCTTCTTTGATTGGTTGTGGTTTCATATCTATTTTATTTTACCAACTATCTACATCTGTTAATACTAAATCAATTTTCACCAAGTGACTATAGACAATGATTTCCTGACCGATCCCATTTGAACTATACTTCCATGTGAATTGTCCGTACTCTCCGTGTAACGCCTTTATGTGCGATATCCATTCGTCGTAACGAGCTTGTTGTTTGTCGTTTAATTGGAACGATATTTTTGTGTTTTCTTTTTCCATAATTTTAATCTTTGTATTTGTAATTGTCAAACTTTTTGTTTTTACTTTTAACTCTCCATCTAATGGTCACCATAGGTATGTTAAGTATTTTAGACGCTTCACCAGCAGACCTATATTCCACATTATCAATTATTATAGGTATGTTCTGTTCTCCATTGTAGGTTCCTTTTCTTTTCTCACTTAATCTCTTTTTAGTTTCTTCAGTGTGTTGTTTACCAAAAAAAGGATTTTTATTACCACTCTTGTCTCTACAATTTATACAACTATTGTTGGTTGGTGATATTTTTACACCACATTCACAATATTTAAAACTTGTACCACCTTTCCAATTTGGATTTTTATCCATCGGTTGGGAATGTTTTTCTTTTCTTTCATCTTCAGACATTAATTCATATCTTTTTCTAACTGATTGAGTCATTCTACGAACAATGTCTTCTTTATTTGGGTTCTTTGTTAGATTATCTCCACCACTTGATTTAATCCCTATATTGAACTCAGGGTGTAAGTCCAAGTATTTTTGTTCTAACTCAAGTAAAAGAGTTTCATCACACTCCTCAACTAACTCAAACACAAAATTATTATCACCATACTTATCCCAAGACCTTTGTAAGTGGTCATTATGGTGTTTTCCGTTTTTTAAGTTGTTTAAATGTGTTCTCCATCTTTTTTCTATATTTTTAGAAGAACCATAATAACACTTTTTGTTTTTCAAATTTTTTATTCTATAAATTCCAATCATAGGACTACCTTTTAATATAAATATCTACCAAAGTTAAAAAGTTAAAGGGTAGTCCTAAAAAATTAGTTAGAAAGTGGAAAATAAATTTTAGGGTGTGATTGGTAGTTTTTAAGTGTGAAATCACCAATAACATAAGATTCAATAGATGGTCTTGAACCTTCGTATGTTGGGAACTGATTTAATACAGGTAACTCAAATGGTTCTCTTGTTAATTGTTCTTTTACACCATCAATCTGATTAAGGTATATGTGACAATCACCTAAATTCCCAATCAATTCATCTGGAACCATATTAACCTCTTTTGCAATTATCGTTAAAAGTAACGCATATGATGCGATATTCATCGGAATTCCGAGTGGGAAATCACAACTTCTTTGATTCCACATTAAAGAGATTGCTCTGGTTGGTATTTTGTAAGGTGTGTTATCCACATTAGTTGGAACCATCGTATCAGCTAATGGACCATATTTTTCTTTCCATATTGGAAATGCTATTTTATATCTCTCTTCCAAACTCAACTCTCTAGTATAAACTTGAAATCCATAATGACAAGGTGGAAGAACTTGATTTGGTAAATCTGATGGGTTCCACGCAGTAACCATTAATCGTCTTGAATCAGGATTCGTTTTAAGGTCGTTGATTAGGTTTTGGATTTGGTCTATACCTGTTGTTGTAATATCGTAAATACCATCCCCAGTTTCATTTGGTATTTGTTTGAAATCCTTACCCCAACTTCTCCATTGTGATCCATACACAGGACCAAGTGATCCCCACTTCTTAGCAAACTCATCATCTGTTTTAATCATCTCAATGAACTGTTCCTGGTTCCAAATTAAATCAGGGTCACCTTCACTCGTATCCATAAAGTTTTTAAAAGCATCACCATCCCAAATATGACAACCATTATCAACAAGGAACTTAATGTTTGTATCACCACGAAGGAACCATAATAACTCGGTCACCATAGTTTTCCAAGCCATCTTCTTGGTTGTCAATAAAGGAAACCCTTCACTCATTTTATGACGGATCTGTCTACCGAATACTGAAATGGTGCCAGTCCCAGTACGATCCGATTTTGTTACTCCATTATCTAAGATGTCTTGGAGTAATTGTTGGTATTGTTTATCTAGTTTGTTCATCATCATTTGATTTGTTTTTCCATTCTTTCCAAGTTTCAAAATCCTTGAGGGATTCCAATTTTTCATTCTCCATTTGTTTAGCCTTTTCCGCCATACTAATAGAAATCCCACCAACTTTCTTGTACTGTTCCACTAACCAGTCTACAGGACTTTGTTCAATATTATTTTCCATCTTTAATAATTCCTAATTCAATTCTGTATTTTTTTATTTTGTCTCTGACAGGTTGGAACTCATCTCCGTTACTTGCCTTGTGTCCTTTACCGATCGCTTCATTGATCATTCCCTCGTTTTTTAAAATAAAAGACATTTTTTCTGAATTTGTCAACTCATAAGGAACAACTTCTGTTCTAATGAACTCTCGGATCATATCTTTTATTTTACCAATCTGTTCTGCTGGGTTCTGTTTTGTTCCGTGAACCATTACAGATGTTTGGTAGATCGTTCTACTCAAATCTAATATCTTCTTATCAAATCCCATCTTTATCTGTATTTCTAATTACACCTTCAACTCTACCTCTATGGTTGTAAGAATCTTCAATTACTTCTTTCACATATTCTGTATGTGGTTTTGTTCTATCTTCTTGTCTATGGTAATATAATCCCCAATCTCTATTACCATCTTGTGCTGGTAGTGGTTGTATTTCTTTAACACCATTTTCAAGTACATCCTTAACTTGAATCATAGGTGTGTATGTTGGAATCCCATCAACAAGTTCAAAATAACCGTGATCTTCACATCTATTGGATTTCCATGCTTTAAGTGCTTTAACACCATCTCTTATTGTTTGTTTCGCTTTAACCTTAAAAATTTCAGACATTAAACTAATATTTGAAATTTCTTTAGTTTCTTTAACACCATTTTCAATTGCGTCGTTAATGTTTTCTGTAATCTCACAATTAGTTACCTGATGGTCTATTTGTTCCAAACTTTCCAACATACTTTCTTTGGTTTCTTTAACACCATTTTTAATTGTATTCATAACACGTATGGTACGGAAAAGTCTATCCTCTTTGGCTTCCTTCACACCATTTTCAATAACATCATCAAGTAATTTTTGGACATCCAATGTATTATTTTCATTCATAAATTCCATTGTAGATTCAAGGTCTCCAACACCAGGTGTTCTAACGTCTTTAACACCATTTTGAATTGTGTCTTCAACCGCACCCACTGGAGGCCACATCCGTGTTTGGGTCTCCTTTACCCCATTTTGAATGGTGTCTTCAATTATGAACTTGTTTCGGAATTCTATGTCGATGGTGTGTTTCACCCCATTTTGAATGGTGTCTTCAACGGTTTCTTTGCTGATATGCACCGTGTCTTCAGTGTGTTTCACCCCCTCTTGAATGGTGTCTTCAACTACACCGAACGCACTCCCATTTGCGTATTGGGTGTACTTCACCCCCTCTTGAATGGTGTCTTCAACTTTTAAATCTAAAATTCGATTGTTTAATTTGGTGTCCTTCACCCCATTTTCAATTGTATTTTCCATTTTTTTATCAAAAAACTTCATAACATCAACATGATGGGCCTCTTTCACCCCATTTTGAATGGTGTCTTCAACGGCTTGGTTGCTATCAATTGCGTGATTAAAAGTTGCCCACACCTTTGGTTTATTCAAACCAGTCCTTAATCAAATCTCTTTCTTCAGTACAGTCCTTACCTATTAGATCCAACTCATTTTGAAATAGATTATAGTTGAACCATAAGGTTTTATCTTTTGTGAACTCAATTATCCATTTTTTACTTTCAGTGAAGATCAACCAAGTTGATCCTTGTTTTGTCACATACTTGTCGGCACCTTCAACCATTTGGTCAAATATCCTAAAGACAAGTTTCTCTAATTTATTTCCTGTTGGATTTTTCATTTTAATTCAATTTTTTCTCCGT